GACCTGTACAAAAGCCGCTGGCAGGTGGAACTTTTTTTCAAATTGATCAAACAGCACCTTCGGATCAAGCAGTTCTTTGGTACCTCGGAGAACGCCGTGAAGACGCAGATATGGATTGCCGTCTCGGTCTATGTGCTGGTGGCAATCGTGCGCAAACGGCTCAAGCTGGAGGCGCCTCTCTACACATTGCTGCAGATAATTTCGGTGTTTGAAAAATCCGGATCCAGACGGCATTTTCCCAATCAGTCAACAGATACGATACTGCACAAGATGACAACCAATTGGAGTTGTTTGGCTTTTAACCGGACAGCAGTGACCTGCCAGGTAGTTTTGATCTCAAATGTCAATTACCAACGCACCACAACCAGGCCGCCGCCGCCAGTTGCGCCATTGAAGGCAGTGTTGCCCGTGGCGCCGGTGCCAGCGCCAGCGGCACCTCCGCCGGGAAAACTTCCGTTATTTCCGGTGGTACCACTGTTTTGAGCGCCGCCGATAGCGGCCGCGCCCCCCATGCCGCCTTGATTCAGCAGGCCAGCCTGACCCGCTGACCCAATAAAGTTCACGTCCCCTCCCACTCCAATTCCGGGCGGCGTAGCGCCATTTTGAAGACCCGTAGTCGTTGCGAGATAGTTTAGACTACCTCCAGTCGCATTGACGAATTGGCCAAAGCTGGAAGTGCCACCGGGACCGGCGGCGGCACCAGACGTAGAACCTCCTGTACCTCCGGCGCCGACAGTAACAGGCACCACTTGGCCCGGGATCAGACCCGTGACCAATTTCCGTGCGTAGCCCCCTCCAGAGCCACCACCGCTTGCTAAGCCTGGCTGTGAGGCAAAGCTCCCTGATCCACCACCCCAAACCTCGACCTCGACTTGGGTAACTCCTGCAGGGACGTTGAAATTCCCACTACTCGTGAAACTTTGTACGCCGGACGCAAATCCAGGGCGTAACGAAGGTAGCTTCCAACCAAGGAAAGGTGCTGTGGGAATTATTGTTATGTTGGCGGCACTGATTTGTGTCTGGCCGTAGGAGACAGTAATTTGGTACAGCCCAATCCATCCGCTATCGGTTGCGGGTATGGTTTGGCTTCCGGTGTTGCTTGGAAGACCGGCCTTAAGTTGCAGTTGGACTTGTTGGGCACGTACAGTATTTTGCGGCGATCCTGAGTTGGCTGGACCGCTAAAAGACTGCGCTGGGTTGCTCGCATTGTAATAAGGCAAAACTACAGGGTTACTGTCAACCTCGGCAAACGAGGCTTCGATTAGATAGTTAATTGACTGCCCGACACTTGCCGGTGCTGTAAGGTTGAAGGTGGTGGATCCCGTATTGATGCCCATCTTCATGATTAGATCGGTCGGATCCGCTAAGATCGAGCCATAAGCTTGCAGATCGATCGGCCCAAATTGTGTGATACTGCCCGGCCCGATTGTTATGCTCATGGACGGAGGATTCGTTGGCTGACATTGTAATCCGTCAGCCACCGTATTAGTACCGAGCACCGCCTGAATTAGAAAACCCAAGCCGATCATCGCGTTTTTGTTGATAGACAGCAGGTCGGTATCAAGCGGAATGCTGCCAGGATAGACGATATTGCGGTCCATGCGGTATTTTGACCACTTCAGAAATTTCGATTAAATGATTCGTAGCCAGGCCACGGCGTTCATCGGTAGCAAACTGCTTAAAGTCGTTTGAATGTCCGCGTCGTCGATGGCGCCTGGTAACATAGCGAGGTCGACATAACCGATTACGCCAACCCCAAAGCCGCCCGATGGTATACCATACCCAGCCAACATTCCTACACCCGGCATCGCCGGACGGAATGCGGTGACAAAGAATTGGAGTGGCAGTAGCAGGCTCCCCCAACCGCCCGCCATGCCATATGCCATTCCCGTATCCCCAAAGCTAGAAATCGATGATGGATCACCGAAGGATCCGGTGTCCAAGCAATTTGCAGGCTCGAATATAAACGGTTGGGTTCCAGTTAAGTTCTGCAGGTTCGAGACAACCGCTGATCGAGTCGCTGCCTCGCGTAGTAATGCAGATTGGATGCGATCCCGATATGCGGTATCAACCTCTCCCGATTTCCTGAGGAGATTGACCCCAAAGTAGTCATTTGATATTAGATCGAGCCAGTCTTCGGTTGCAGTCAGCAGCCTAGTCTGATTAATCATGTATACGATTAGACTGTAAAGCCAAACCCATGGCGTGGCAATGGCCGCCAGCAACGCATTGAGATTGGGGCTTTGCTCGGAAAACCAGCGCTTTGGAAGAACGACCGAGATCCGATACATGAAGTCCGAAAGATCACCCACCATTGACCGTAACCGTGATTTGCCCAGATTTTATGACTGTCAACGGCCCAACCACGATATCTGTCGCCAATCCGTTTAGTTCCACATTAGAGATATTGATAACGGTGGAACCGGCCAGATAAGCGCTCTGAGCGACACGTGTGATAGAGGCTCCGGCTGCAATTGGTAGGGCGCCCAGGTAGGAGGCGACGTGGTTCCGAATGCTCGCTATGATCTGCGAGGGAATGGCTGTAGAAATGAGACCCGCGCTCATCGTGACGCTAACAACTAGGACCCCCGGAGCAATGACTGAGAATCGCGTTCCTATGGGCCGTACAGCGTCCACAGCAGAGGCAACCATGGACAGCAGATCGGCTGAGGGGTACCCGGTCCCATCGTCCAAAACAACCAGGAACGACCCGGTTTCTGGGTTGCCGCTAGAGTCAGTATTCTCCATTATAGACACATTCAAGCATTGACGCACATTTGCAACCGCATTTTGGACGGCAACAAGTGTCGCCCGGGATCGACTTGCAATATACCCCTGAAATCGGCCACGAAAAGCTTGGTCGTCCTCGGGGTCTGCTCCGTTGGAACATGGATTTGCATTATACACGAGGTCAATTCCGGGTAGTGAGGCGGCTATAATCGTAATGCTTCCTGTAAGCACATTACCGATCATTCCGTTACTCGTGCATACAACCGGAACATCTGCCGATACCACGCCGCTCGGGAGAATATATGCCGAGGAACTGGCCTGCCATATCGAGATGGACTGATCTTCTGTAACCGAAAAGGATAGAGAGCCATCGGTGGTTTTAACCAAAGTTCCGACGGGTAACGTAGCCGGCAGATTAGTGGTAAATCGCGAAAAAGTCACAATCCCCGTAGATGCGATAGCCGGGAGACGCGTCAATCCAAAATCCAACATCCATGAATCCAAGTCCGGACCACTGGATGTAGATGCCCGAGTCGATTGTAGGACTTGAACAAGAAGCCACTGCAGCCAAAGCACAACAGACGCGTTGGCTTCAAATATAGCACGAACTACCGATCCAACCGATACGTCGATTACGTTGCTAGCTGAACTTTGTAACGCCGCGCCCATGTCCTCAATGAGTTGTGAAAATCCCTTGAGATTGAGAATCATAGCCTATCCACCATTCGAAACGACTAATTGAACCGGTGCCAGGGACGAAGGATCAGCGTAAGTGATCGTGACGAAGACGTATCCATTAGTGGCATCAGCGATACGGACTTTAATCTGTGGAGCCGGGATTGCGGGTACCGCAGTCTCTAGTTCCAGTTGCTGTCTAACAATTGCCTCTATATCGGCGGGTCGCATAGGGACACCGACGAATTGGCCCAATCCGCCGCCGTAATCGAGGTTCCAAAGATAGTCCCCCGCATTGGTGAGGAGGCGTCGGCACACCCGTTGATTAACCGCATCAGAGCCACTCGCGATAGCCAAATCGCCCCTGCTGCTTACAGCAAGATCGGCACCCCATTGATGGAAAATATCATTCATTTATATCAGTCCGAAGGAGTTGGAGCGCTGGTCGTTCCGTTCGAAGGTGTCGAATGCGTATGGGAATTGTAATGCGCCCGTAGACTTGACACAGCGCCATGTTGATCATAGACGTCGCCTTGAACATGAAGGTCACCATTCACTCGAATGGTTCCATCATTGCATAGTTTTAGGAAACTCCCGCTCTGATGGACCAGCCAAAATTCCCCTCCTTGGGCTACCGGTGGTGCTTGTTTTGTGGAGAAACTGCGGCCAATGATGATACCCTGTTCCATGTCACCCTCTTGCGGAACGAGCAGTACCTGATCGCCGGGTGTCGGGGGACAAATCATACCCCAACCATTTCCGACCCACTGCGATAGTACCGGGAGCCAGCCGGATAAAACGTTTCCTGGTTGTATGAGAACCCGGGCGGCGCCGCTTTGGTTGTTGACTGAGGTCACGGTGCCAAATTTGATCTGGCCCATTGATTGATCCAGGTCAGCGGCGTGCGATTTGATAGCATTTGAGAGTCTTTCACTCATCTTGCATTATGCCTCATCCCTAAACCACCGGAATCTTACTCAGACTGCAGTCGCTCGGATAATCTGGCAGCTGCCTGAAGTTGTACTGAAATGGCGCTCGATGTGATCGATTTGATATGTCGTATCGAGCGGTGATTCCGTCTCATCGATTAATATCAATGCTCTCGGCGAAAGTGACACGTTCCATGGCATTTCAATATGCATGACGGTACCCAATCGGTGCAATTCTGCAGCAAACCGCGCAGCAGTATCCGAGACCTGTTGCGACGTGAAATTTGAGGCGGAGAACAGAAAGGGTTGAGTGTTCGTATTGGTGATAGGCTGTGTTGTATCCAAGTCACCCCCAGTCGCGTTGCTCGCGTAGGCAGCCATATTCTGAGAGTTCCAGGACTGAACGAGAGCATTTGCACCCGATGAAATGCACAGGTTTTGCTCAAAACGAACGGTTTTGACATTTCGGAACGGTATGCGGACCGGCATTTCAGCCAGGAGGTCGGGCGGTTGAAAAAACAGTGACGTGCCTTGGACAAAGACATCAAACCCATTTTCTCGTGCGAGTTGGACCAATAAGTCCCAGTCCGAGCGTAAACGAGAAAATTGTCCGATAGACAGCCGAGTATATCCATCGTCATAGTAACGTCCTACGATATCAGACGTTGGCGTGACAATTGGAATTAAATTGTGGTTCTCCGCTATTGTTGTTGCTACCTCCGAAGCCGTCTGATTTACGAAATCTTGCTGTCGATAAGAATCAATCAAAGTGGACGATAAATCCCTTCCCGATATCGAAACAGTCA